CAGAAACGACGATCCTCTCAAAGGACCTAAGGAGGTCAAAGTCAATCTGAGTGTGAGATGATATAGCTTGTCTCATATTTCAATCTGCCACTTCAGAATGTTCCATATCTTCAAGTTAAGCTCTAAGTCCACTAGAGCATCATGCAGTCTTTGATAGTCGTGCTCTATTTTGTTTTCTTTGCCTAGGGCCGTTAGGCTAGCTTTAAGCCCTTTTTTTCTCGTATGGTATATCTTGTATTGGTAGGCTAATAGGTCTTCGTCAGAGGAGTAAGGGAGACCAAGCTTTATACCTTTGGCTATTGAGAAAGTATCGATTATTTTTCTAGGTAGCTTTCGATACAAGTCTACCTTGTTAAACTCTTTATACAAAATCCTGAAAAGGTAAACATCAAAACCAAGAAGGTTATGCCCAACAATATAATCACAAGAGGAAAGCCACTTTTCAACCTCTTCAAACGCAGACTTAGGGGAAACTCCTTTCTCTTCAAGTTTTTTGGGGTTGAATCTGGTAATGTCTGCCGCCTCTTTTGATATTTTAATATCTGTGTCCCATTTTATGTAAATGTCTCTAGAGTCAACAATTTTGTCGCCATTGACTTTGAGCATGGCTATTTGCCAAGGAACATTGTTGCACCTGTTTAAGCAAAGATTCATTGTCTCGCAATCAATAAAAACAAGCTCCTTGCTTTTATCGTATCTTAGAAGATGTTCGTCCAATTAAATTGCCTCCTGCCAGCTTTCAAAACAAAACTCCTCAGAGCACATATGATCCAAGTTCGGTTTGTTTAAAGTAGTCCTCTTGTTAATGCATTTAAAAGTTAAATAACTAATAAAATCCAATCTTTTGCAATAAAAAATACTTTTAACCCTCTCAATGTCATGAGCGTTTTTGCAATAAGACTCAACTTTATCAGACAGAGTCTCATCAAAAGGCAACTCATTATCTTCAATAAAAAACTTAGGCTCGCAAAACGAAAAGTCTGGCACAAAAGATCCACCATTTAAAAAGTTGCTAAAAAGAAACGAGTCATAGAAGGGAATACAGATCATTAAATCCCTGTTATTCCAGTGCTCTTTAAGCTTAGGGATATCTATTCTGGGTTCATAGTAAAAGCCATCTTTGGAAGCTTCGCCGAAAATCTTAACCAAGGTTTTGTAGCCTTTTGTGTTCTTGCAGAAAATAACAATTTTGCTGTTAGAAGATCGTGACTCCTCATTTTTTTTAAGCATATCAGAACAAAGAGTAACTCTTAATCCAAAAATCAATTTCAAGCCAATTTCTTTAGAGCTCATATAAGCCTCAAGAAACCCGCTCATTGAGTCGTCGACTAGGCAGACTTCTTCTAGGCCAGCCTTTTTGCTCATCAAGAGAATTGAATCCTCGGCTTTGTCAGAATCTTCCAGTATGGAAAGATTTAGAATGCTCCTGCCTATGGAGTAGTGGCTTTTAAAAAGGGGCGTCATTCTAGAAACTAAACGGGTCTTTAAACGAGGGCTCTTCCTTGTTCGTTATGTCGGAAAATGGATCAGAACTGTTCGTGGATCTTGGTTCTCTTTGAATGAAATGCCTAGGGCAACCATTGTATCTTCCCGTCTCTACTTTTTGGCCGTCCTTTACGTCAAAGTCTTCTTTTAGGCTTTTAGATATTACTTCCCCATCCTCGCCAATAAGAGAATAATAATTATAAGGCTCGAGATAGGGGCACTTCCAAGAGCCAATCTTGCACATCCATTTATCTTCATCGTGGTCAGCCGCGAATCTCGACACAGCTACTTTTTCTGTATAATTATTAATTATCGAAAAACAATGCTCTAGGTAATATTCAAAGCCCTCTAAATCCTCGTCCGAAAACTCAACCGTCTGAGATGGGCTCCTTGGATGCCTTAAAAATAAAAACTCTACAGTAGGCTTGTAATCTGGCCACTCTCTCTTAGCTGCCAATGAATAAGCCATCCCCTGCATGCTTGAGGAAAGTTCTTTTTTGGAAAATTTATTTTTACTGCTTTTATAGTCTATGATCTTTACTGTTTTAGTCTTATCGTAGACGGCTGGTTTGTCTATGAAGCCTCTTATTTTATATTTTGGGGAAGAGTTCTCTATCAAAAACTCATATTCTGGCTTGTCTATTCTCCCTCCTTTGCACATGTAGTCGTGGGAAAGGCCAAGGACTATCATCTTATCCATGAGGTCGTAATTGACTTGACTGTCCATGGGAAGATCGTGCTTGATCCTGTCGCGTTTCAGCTTCGTCAAAACAAGCCTAGCTACCGAAGGGGAACAAGCAATGCTGCCTCCTAAAACTATCGCATCGTAATGTAATCTATGCTTATCGGCAAGTAGGATCTCAAAAATCAAATGACAAATAGTGCCTCGTAAAGCGCCTTCGTTTTGTCTTTGGGGGATCTTTAGGTGGTAGTTGCACCAGTAAGACCAAGTACACGTTTCTAGAGTTTTAATTCTGGAAGCGGATAATATTCTCTCTCTTTCTTCCTTCATTTCCAATCTGGCCCGTTCATCCAGCAAACTAAAGAGTATCTTTTACCTTTTGTTATTGGATAGACCTTGTGCTGTAATATTGAGGGGAACAATATGGCGTTGCCTTGACCTTTCGGGCAAGTTATATCTTCTCCTCCACAGTTAAGAGCAAAATCTCCGCCTTCAAACGTTGTGGGGTCGGAAAGGAGGACGGCGATGGTCATCTTTCTGCCCATTTTTTCCCCACCGATATCCATATGGTAATCGTAATGAGAGCCTTCCCCCTCATACTCTGTAAACTGCATGGACTCAAGAAAACCATCAAGATCCAAGTTCCAAACCTCGTTAGCCTCAAGGCAAAGTCGTTTCAGGGCGTCGAATATCCATAGACTATCGGTAGCAGGGGGAATCCATCTAATAGTACTTTTTCTGAGTAAAGGGTCTTTAGAGAAAGTTGTGCCCTCCTCCTGAGGAAACTTCTTGCACAAAGAAATAATATCAGAGCACTGATCAGCAGTGAACTCAGAGTTGAACCAATAGTAATCAAGCAGATTGCCTGTCTTCCTCTTTGCGAAGGATTGTAAGGCTATATGTTCCTCGTTGCTCAGCGGTTCCCCCGCGGGAAGGTCAACGTCGATTATGGGTTGTTCTTTCATAGGTTCTTAAAAAACAGCTCTATTTCAGAATGAGGCATCTCACCAAAATCATTATATTTTTCTAAAGTGCAGACCTTGACTTGGCTTGGGTCAAAGTATTTTAGGAGCTTCTTCTTTAGTTTTTGTGAAGCAGCGTTTCCAGCGCCCGAAGAGTTGGCGTCATTGTTAAAACAAATATATATTTTTGTAGGGTCAACCTTGAGCAAAGTGTTCAAGCATGGAACGCTAAGATCCAGCCCAAAAGAAACTAATGAATTCTTAATTCCGCAGTCCCACAAAGCTAGCATATCGCCGATGCTTTCGATAACAACTACAGTTTTACTCTCAACAATCGATTCGTAGTTCAGTTGAAGAGGGTACCTCCAACTGGACTTATCGCCTATGTGTTTCCATTTTGGCCTAGACTTGTTTTCTTCATTATTAAGTAAGTCCCTGCCTGAAAAGCCAACTATTTGGCCTTTATAATTTTTTATTGGAAAAACATATCTGTCTTTCATCTTTCCAGCCGCAACCACACCTCCTCCAAACTGTTTAACGGTCTCTTCTGAGACGCCCCTGTTAGTCCAATAGGTGTGATCTTTTATTAACGCTGACAAGTGGTCTTCTGAAAAAATCCTTTGCTCTCTTATTTTAGACTTGGTAGCGGACTGAGCCTTGCTTAAGTCGATCTTTCCGCTAAGCCAGCTTCTTGCTTCGCTTACGTCTTTTAGATTAAGCGTTATTTTGACTAAGTCTTCGAGTGGGCCAGAAATAGACTCCTTAAAATCAGTAAAAAAACCCGTATCCTTCTTTACCCTTAAGACGGTCTCGTTGTCGCCATCTCTGTAAATGGCGCTCATCCTGAACTCCTTGCCCAAGTCTTTAATATTGGTGTACCCAATATGCTCAAGTATTTCTCTTATGTCTTGGCTCATAGTAGTTCTCCGTCTGCTTCGCTAGAATCGTCTAGGTCGTGTATCTCCCTCGCGGCCTCGACGACACTCCTTAAGGAACCTTGCTCTTTTATATCGAAGTTATCAACTTCAAAATTCAAATAGTTGTTAGCATATTTTTCTGAGCCATCTTCAGTTGTCCTTTTAATTAAGTCGTGGTGTCCTGCTGCATCCTTGCCTTGAAATCGCGTCTTCAAAGGTATGAGTTTATGCGTTCCGAATTGTTCTCCGTCTAACGCTATCTCGTCAATTGTCTTTCTTCTGAATATTGCCACAAAGCTAGCAAACCATTGCAATCTGTCTGAAAGCGAAATGGCCGAAGCGTCATCGACCAAATCAGACGCCTTTCTGTTGAAGGTTTCTCCGGCCCTGTTCATTTGCATAGCTGTGACTATTGGACAGTTTATTTCCTCAGATATCTTTTTCAGCCTATCTATCTTGTTCCCGATGGCTTGGTGCTCCGCCCAATTGTACCCAACCTTTTCTCCTGTAAGCTTCACGTAGTCGTAAGCAATTAAACATCTCTCACCTCTTCCTACCTTAGAGTAGTACCACCTTCTTATGATTGAGCAAACTTCATCAATGGTTTTGTTCCCAACGTGATAATGAAAATAGTTATAGTTATTTATTTTCTTAAAGGCCGCTCTTGTCTTGTCGACCATTTCTTGATTGTTTCTCCACTTGCCCGTCTCAAGATGCCACACAGGAACGCCGGATAAAGATGCCGTCATTCTAAACTGCATTTCTCTGGTGCTCATCTCGGTATCAAGAACTAAAACTTTTATTCCGTTAAGAAGTGAGGTCTTGAAGGCCATGTCGTTTATCCAAGTGGTTTTGCCTTGAGCTGGCCTAGAAACAATCGCGTATATGTTAGCGGGCTTTAGTCCGCCAAATAACCTATTGAACTCTGGATAAGGAGTTTTTAGACCAGACTCTTCTTCGGGGTTGTTGCCGGTTTCCTCAACCAGCTCCTCGACACCATCAAATAAATTAACTGGCTCATCAGAAAAAGAATAGCTATCGATTTTTTCAGAGTGTATCCTGTCAACAGAACTAACTATGGTGTCGACGCTATCTGCACCAGAGGACTTAACATAGTCTTTAATTTTGTCAGCGTTTTCGACTAAGTCTCTTCTTATTCTCAGCTTCAACAACTCCTGACATGAGTCGATCAGTCCTTTGTTGGATATTTGGGTAAAACAAAGGTTTTCTATGTAGTCATAGATATTAATGTCATCTTTAAAAGAAATACCTAAGTTTTTTATTTTTTCTGAAACTACTACCTTATCTACGTTATTGCCGGACAGTATCAGGTTCTTAACGACAGAAAAGATAGTGCCATGAGTCGGCTGAAAAAAATCATCTTCATTAACGAATCTATCGATTTCGTATAGAGACTTGGGGTTTCTAATTAGCCCGCCAAGCACGTGCCTTTCTATTTGAAGAGAATACAACTCCATCGAACAATGGATTCTAAACTACGCTTTCGAGCTAGTCAAGTTAAATCAACCCTTCTTCCTCGTCCTCTGGGTCAAATTCTTCTTCTTCAAACTCTTCTTGGCTTTGATCCTCCAGTATTGCGGCTATGTTAGAGAAAGTAGCTTTATTATTAAGCTCGTCAATGACTTCCGTCCAGTTCTTGGCATAATATTGCAAGGCTAAAGCAGCAGTTGAATCATCGAAACGGCTATGAACGATAGGGTCGCCAGCCTCATTCAAGGTAAAAAGAATAAATCCACCTTTAGAGCACTCGTTAATCTGGGCCAATATAGCCTTTGGAAACTCAAACCCTGACATAAATGTAATTACACTATCACAAGACTAAATCGAACTTATCATAAAAAAACTTTTTAGACAAAATATCAACCTCGTCTTCTAAGACCTCAACTAATTTGATGTTATTCATTTCCAACCATTGATGTTTTTGGTTGTCTCTTTTTATTGAAGCT